CAATAGATCCTTTGAAATTCAGTACATCAGTTAAGAATGTTGTAATGGATTCTAACTACCACTATGTAGTTGTGAACACAACAAAGATACTGGATTCACATAGAGATTTGCATAAGGATGGAATATGGAATAAGTCGGTCCAGGAGCAGCAAGGTAAAAACTATCTTGTTACTGATCATAAAATGGAAATGGCAAACGTGGTAGCAAAGAAAGAGAAAGTAGAAATGTTTGTAGCAGAGATTCCATTCTCAGCAATTGGTAAAAACTATGAAGGCCAGACTCAAGCATTGATTTATAAGGTTAACAAAAATGACATTATTAATCCATTAGCAAAGGAGTGGTTAGATTCAGGAGATGATATAGAAGCAAGTGTAAGGATGCAGTATGTTAAGATTGAACTAGCAATGAATAGTGAAGCTAAAGGAGATGAAAATGAATTAAAACTTTACCTGGACAACGTTAATACAATAGCGAATAAAGGGGATTTTGAAGAAATAGAATACTTCTGGGTAGTAACAGAAGCTAAAAATATTGGAGAGTCGAGCCTTGTATTAAGAGGTTCTAACTCTTCAACAGGATTACTAGATAGCCAAAAAGAGGAGCCGATTAAGTTCACTCCAGAAGATGAGCCGACAGATGTCACTCAAAAAGAATTTTTTGCAGGATGGTAAACCGATAACTAAATAATTAATTAAAAAACGGCACTAAGCCACAAAACAACAAAAACAAATCAAATGAAAAAAAGACAAAATAGAATGTCGAACATGTTAAAAACATTCGCATTCGCAGTATTTAGCTTTATGTTTGTAGGTGTAGCATCTGCAATCGGTGAAGGAGCAACAGCAATCTTTGAAGGATTAGCTATCGCAGGAGGAACAGGAATATCAATCGCATCCTTACCAATATGGTTTAAAATGGTTGAGTCAGTTAAAACTTTTATGGAGTTAAGTGATGATGAAGTAAAAGCATTAACAGTAGAAGAAAGAAGTATGTATTACAAAGCAGCTCATGAGCATGTATTCTCTGCAGTTAAAGAATTGAAAGAGCAAATGGGTGACCTAGAGAATGATACTCAAAAAGCTGAAAAATTAGCAGAGCAGTTGAAGAACTACGAGATGATGTTCGAAAACTTACAGAAGACTCAAATTAATCAAGGCGAAATAATCGCAGCATTAAAAACTTCTGGAAACAATAACGGACCAGTTACTTTTAATTCTTTAATGAAAGAAGCATGGGATACTGCAACAGGAAATGGAGCATTAGAAAAATCTTTAAAAGAAAAGACTGGTGTACAATTTACAGTTAATAAAGCAGAGCAAACATACGGAGATATTAATGCAGGTCTAGACTTCGCTCAAATGAGAGAAGGTGTAATAGATAAACCAGTACGTGCTCCTAAGATTCGTTCTTTATTCCCTACAACTCCAGTATCAACTGAGTTTTATAAATATGTTGAGCAAAATACTGTTATTAGGGATGCACAGAATGTAGCTAAATGTGCTGCTGTTACTTCAACAACAAAAGAAACACTAGTAGTAAATTCTATCGAAACGAAAGTTGTAAAAGATATGATTGATTTCTGTCGTTTATTTGTTGCTGATTATCCATTTATGAGAAGCAGAATAGACCGTTTAATTAATCAATCTTTAGCTTTAAGAGTTGATGCTCAATTATTGTTAGGAGATGGATTAGGAGAAAACTTATTCTCTATTGACTCAACAGCTTCTGAATTTGATGCAGCAAACGTGGTATGTCCAGTTAATGCATCAATCCAAGCAGCAAATATGGTAGATTTAATTCTAGCTATGCAGACTCAAATCATTGAATTAGGCCAACAAGAATCATACGATCCTAATGTTGTCTTAGTTAACAAATGTGATTGGTTTAAAAATGTAGAAAGCTTAAAAGATTTAAATAATAATTATTTAGATGCTAGAGTTAACATGATTAACGGAACACCATACATCGGAGGAATGATGGTAATGTGGACTCCAATAGTAGCAGCTAATACAGTTTATGTATTTGATTCTATGAAAGGAGAAATAATCGACAGACAAATGGTGGAAGTTGATGTTGCATTTGAGAACAGAGATAACTGGGAAAAAGAAATCGCAACGCTTAAAGGATTAGAGCGTTTAAACTTCTTAGTACCTAACAACTGGAAGAATGCATTCATGAAGTCAAGCGATGTAGCAACAGCTATCGCTGCAATTGACAAACCTTAATAAATTAAGTTATCACTTAAAGCTCCCTTCGAAAGTTGGGAGCTTTTGGTGGTAAAAGACAATACTAACTTAAAAAAACATACCATGAAAGTAGTTAAATTTAAAAAGGATCATGTAGCAGGATTAAAGAAAGGAGATATTCGTCAATTTGATGATGCGACAGCAAATAGATTAATTGAAGCAGGATATGGAACCGAAGGAACAACTGAAGACTTAGAAGCTTATAGAATTAAATTATCAAAGCAAAAGCCAATATCAACATTAGAAGAAGCAAAAGCAGAAGCTAATAAAACGACTGGTCCTTGTTTAGATTGTCAAGGTAAAGAAGCAGGAGAGAAATGCGAAGATTGTGGAGAAGAAGAAATACCAGAAGATAAATATCACATCCTAACTCAAGAAGATATAGACGCAAATGAATTGGAAGCTGAAGGATTGAAAGTAGGGGATGAGGTTCTAATAAGTTCAGATGATGAATTAATAATAGGAGAGGATGGTAAATTGATTGCTAGGCCAGAGGGAAAGTAGTAAGGCTCCCTAACTTGTGGAGCCGAGTAAAACAAAAAATTAAAGAATTAGACCTTTTGAATATTAACAGAAACTAAGATGTCATTATTTAATATCACACCATTAGACTACGAATCAGGAATACTTCTGATAGCAACTAATAAGCATACTGAAGATACGCTCCAGGCATACATTGATGAATACGATGTGCCTTACTTACAAGACATGCTAGGATGCGAATTGTATGAATTGTTTCTTGCTGACCTTGTAAATGGTGTACCACAGAGCCAAAGGTTTATAGATATTTTTGAACCTTTCTGTAAAGATGATGACTGTCATGGAATCCAGAAGTCAGAAGGAATTAAAACAATGGTTAAGTATTTTATTTACTGGGAGTACGTGAAACAGCAAAGAGTTAATAATACTAACACAGGAGATGTTATTAATGAGAATGAAGTAAGTAGAGTAGCAAGGCCACCAGAAACTAAACTATACAGTACTTACAATAAAGCAATTAAAACATACTGTGCAATACAGTGGTTTATTTGTGATAACTTAACTGTGTACCCAGAGTTTGAAGGAGTAATAAAACAAAAAACATCTTGGTTATGAATGAGCCTAAAAAAACAAAGTTTATATTTTCAGATGGTACTAGCCATGATGCAACAGTTTCTGAAACATCAGAATCAATACAAAGTTGTTATAAATACCAATGGTCACTAGCTCCAATTATAAATGGATTAACAGCAGGAGATCCTACTTATACTATTGAGGTTTCAAATGATAACTTAACATGGTTTGAATACAACAACTTATCAACAGATGTGTCAGTAAATGATGCAGTAGATGATAACCACCTAGCATGGATATACATGAGAGTGGTATACGATGCTAAAACTGAAACAACAGGAACAGTAGAGTTCGAACTAACACAAAAGCAGGAAGCTTAAAATGAGAAAAGTAATACATATCGATAGTCAAGGTTCTGGAGGAGGTTCAGGAACTGGATACTTGGGAGTATTTGCTAATTATACAGCATTAATAACAGCCTATCCAACAGCTCCAACTTTATCCTTAGCTTATGTACAGAATAGTCAAGGCACTGCGTGGTTACCTGGAGGATTAGGAGGCACGTTTTATTCGAAAGGTACTTATTTATTTGATGGTGTTAATTGGGTAGATGGTCTTGATGAAGTAAGTGAAGAGCTGCAGGAGTTAATAAATAATCAATATTTAATTAAAGTATCGACAAGTGATACAACTCCAGACTATTTATTTAATAAAACACAAGAATCAAACGATTTATTTAAAACAATTTCAAATCCTGCAGGTGATGAGAAACTTGGATTTGGTCTTTTTGATTATAATAAGCCTTGGTCGGCTGTACTTGAACCAACAAGTGGAGATGATGATTCGATTCCAAAAAGACACAGAATAGGACAGATATGGTATGCGACATCAACAGGGAATTTTTTCATAGCTAAATCTTTATTAACAGGAGCAGCAGTATGGGAACCGATTCAAGTAAACGAAGCGTTGAAAACAAAAGCAGGTGAAGTATTAAATGTTTCGTTTGCAGGAATTCCAAAACGTGCATCAGTAGTGTTCACAACACCTTTTGCAGACAACAATTATTCAGTTTCATTAACACCAAATTCACTTTTAAATACAACTTACAATCCTAAGGTTGATACATTAACAAAAACA